ATGGCAAAGATTAATGGAACATCGGTTTTACTGTATGCTGACGGGACAGTTATTGCCTTGCAGAAGGGATTAAACATATCTGCCGATGTTGACCTGCCGGATGCAAGCAATAAAGAGTCTGCAGGGTGGGCAGAGCATATACAGGGGATGCGAAATGCAACTTTATCCTTTGATGCTCTTTATTCCACAACCGGGAAATCAGCAGCAGCCCTATTGGCTTATATAACAGGCCGGTCAAATATCCTCATAGCAATTGTCGGGGGGTTCAGCTATCCGATTCTCGGGGAGGTTAAAATGAACTCACTGAGCCTGACAGGAAATAAGGAGGAACCGGCTGCACTAGCCGGGAGCCTGAAAATTAATGGAAACTTGTATCTGCTGAAAGGCAACTCGGCCAGCCTTGTTACTAATCCCGAAGGCACTGGAACTGATTATGATACATTCCAGCGGGTAGGTATTACGATTCTTTCTGCTGTTAATTCCGCAGGTAATGCTTATGCTAGTAGTAATACATTTTCTGTCACTTTAGGCGATGTTGTAAAGGTTGCGATATTTTTGACAGTTACTTCCGGACAAGTGCCAACAGTAGAGGTTTGTGAAAGTGGAGGGACTGCTATCAGTAATGTCGCTACACTTGTTGCGGGACTGAATATTGTCAGTCTTACAATTACAAAGACAGCAACGGGGCATATTACCTTCCGGAATACAGCTGCGGCTAACTGGGCATCATCAAGTGTTTATGCATTCAAGGTTTAGTTATGAAATTAGCTTTCAAAAGTAAATGGTCATTTGGTTATAGGGAGAAAGACGTTCCTATCCTGATCAATATGGGGACATTGGAGGCGGTTTGTAATATGATCGGTGTTGAGTTTTATAGCCTGACTGACAGTATGAAAGATAAAAGCACTGATTTTTTTATTGCGCTTTTATACCAGGGATATATTACAGCATGTAAGGAGAGCTACAAAAGACCGAAATATAAGTTTTTACATGCTGTTGTATGGTTTGAATATATCAGTCAGAAGTCACAAAAGGAGCTTGTTGATATGGTTCAGAACTTCATAGGCAAGTATCAGGTAACGGATAAAAAAAAAGTGACAGCGAATCAGTAAAGTTGACATGGTTTGGTTTACGTTCTTTCGCACTTGGGGAGTTAGGCTGGACAGAGGAAAGGTTCACACGATCGACACTCTTTCAATATAACCTCGCTGTAAGTGGTTACTGGCGCAACTGGGAGCGGAATACAGCATGGTTGATGAGAGAGATCGTTTATACTTTGATTGCCGGAAATGGCTTTATAGACGCTCATAATAAGCCTTCAAATAGCAGGGCGATAATAAAGATAAGTGATGATGAGAAAGCAGAAGAGATCAATAAGTCAAAACGAAAAGCACCAACGGCGGAAGAACTGGAAGCGACAAGGCAGGAATTACTTAATTTGATGAATAAGAAATAA